GCCGTGGTCTGCTCGGGAGTCATGCGAGGATGATCCACTACGCCACGCACCCCCGTCAATCTGACAAAAGAAACAATCGATCTGCGGTCAGAGCGCCTTCTGTGCCCGGCGCTGCGCAATCATCTCGGCATTCCTGGCGTAGCCACAGACGTCCACCAAGTTGTCCCGCTTGGGGGCGTGGGCTTCCCGGCTGAGCTTCTGCATCATGTTGAAAGTGCAGATGTCCTCGGCCGTCAATTGCGGCACCGCAGCCCCGTATTTGCGACGCAGCCATACGGTGAGCAGGTCCGCGGTGCATTGATGGTTGTCGAGGGGATGTCCGTAGGCGGCATTGCGATCGGCGGATGTGATTCGCTGCGCCTCCTCCGTGACGGTCTCCGGGTAGAGTTCGGTGGGCTTGGCAAAATCAGACACGTCCAGCGGCTGCACTGTGAAAGGGAGGGGGTGTAGTGTGCGGGGCTTCATGGGGTCGGCTTGTTGCGGTTGAGCAGGGCGAGCAAAGGCAGGATGATGCAGGCGCATATGGCGAGCACGATACGCAGGACAAGGGGGCGGTGCATGGTCAGCGCTTGTATCCGAAAGTCACAGTCGCAGTGATCGCCAGTGCGGAGAGCCAGTAGCAGGCATCCGCCCATTTTCGGTGAAGGGCCCACCAGATGGCGGCCATGCAATACAGCGCCATGATGATGAAATTGAAAAGGCGCGGCTCGCCGAAAATGGCCTGGATGATTTTCACGCGCAGAAGACCGGCATGCGCTGCGCCACCATCCGCCTGGATGCGTCGAGCAGGAGGAATGTCTGCAGCGGCTCCTGGTAAGGGAAGCCGAAGCTCGCGGCGTACTCATCCCATCCTTTGAGCGATCCGTTCATCGTCGTCCGGGTGTTTGGCTCCGAGTACTGATGGAAGTGCCCCATGATGTTGTGATGGGCCTTCCGGGTCTGGTCTTGCTTGGCCTCCCATTTGTTGAGCGAGATCGAGACACCACCCACGCCATCGTTGTATTTGACCTGATGCCCGTGGAAGCAGCGCAACCGCCAGTCCTTCAGCAAATCCACGTAATGCACATCTGCCTTGGGGATCTCCCATTGAATGTGATCCGCCTTGATGGAGCCGGCGAGTGCGGCATACACCATGGTCTCGTGTGAGGTTTCGAAATCGTTTTTGAATTGCATCTTTTTCGTCGTCCTTCCGTGATTGCCCCGCTGGCAGACGATGTGCAATTTCTTGATGCTCTTCTCCTGGGCCAGCATCCCGATGCATTGCGTGAGCAGTTCCACAGCGAACAACGATTCCTCCACCGGGCCCATGAAGTTCGTCTGCTCCAATTCAGGATGCAAATACCCAGTGACGAAATCCCCACCCAGCCACAGCACCATCGTGGAGGCGTCGTAGCTCTTCACGGTATGACGCTGCAGGCGGATAATGCTCTCCATGCAATGCACTGCGCGTTTGCGGCAAATGGCCGGCGAGTAGCTGTTGAGGCCGCGCACCTTGGCCTTGTCGATTTTCTCTGCCACATGCCAGTCGCTCAGGCCGACGAGGGACACACCGCGGCGCTCCTCCTGCTGGGACGAGGACGCTAGCAGTGGCTGGATGTTCTGAGGTTCCATGATGGCCAGCGCCTCATCGTATTTCTCCTGCCACAAATCCGCCTCGGTGCGTGCCCGCGCCACGCTTTTGCGCAAATCCGCAATTTGCACCTTGTTCCCCCGGAGCTGCTGCTCCAACCGGATTATTTCTTCTTCGTGCGGGGTTGGGGTGTGGATGCGTCTGGACATGTGATTAGAATGACGGGTTTATGATATCCGGCGACACGCGCGATGCGCCTGTTCTCCTTCGGCGTGATCCGCTTCATCGTGTCATGCGAGATGCCGAGTTCCTCAGCCAGCTCCAGCAGGACGTATGACTGCCCCGGTTTGAGTTTCGCGATGAGGGCCATGAGCTTCGGCTTGGGATCCTGCAAGATTTCGTCGGCTTGATAGATGCGAGGCATGGGGACAGGCTGACCAATGTTCCACGGGGTGGCAAGGATCATTTGCAGATCAAAAACGACCGGTCAGCTGTGCTTTTGCTTCGGAATTGATCTCGGGGGCAAGACGCCAGCCTTTGTACTGTTTTGAGTACCCCACACAAAGTTGCCACACCGATTGAATGTGTAATTGATGTGCTTTCGCAAACTTAGTGACACCACACACCACATGTTCGCTTCCGGTAGGGTCGATGAGAATGTATGTCGGCACCGGATTCTCCGGAAGGGTCCACCCTTTATGGACGTTGCTGTTGCCGAGCACCACCTCATTTAATCGTCCGGGCTGCAATCCGTGATTACGTGCAAAAGCGCACACATTTGTTCCTTCATAAATGTTCCCTTCAAATAGAAGCCTGAATGGTGAATTGGGTTTTCGTCGTTGCGTCACTTTGGGACGCAGACCTCGCCCGTGTTTTTTAGGGCGTAGCGGATGTGTGACCCTGTAATCGTCCAATTCCTGTCGTTCCTTCTTGAATCGCTCCCACTCGGGAGCTTCGCCAACGCGATGCCAGCCTTTGCATGAATGCCATTGCCCGTTAAGCACACGCCCAAGCCCCGCACGATCGAGTCCGTGCTCGCGACAAAACTGCGTTACGTTTTTACCACTGTAAACAACGCCATCTTTTTCCAAGGCAAAATCTTTTGAGTACAATTCCTTGTATCTCAGCTTTGCAGATTCCGTGCATGGTGGTTTCGATGCCTTGATGCGCGCTTTCACATCCGATGGTAGGGCGCGTAAGACCGCGGATATCTTCGATCTGGTAGCCTCCGAGTGCACAGCCCCAAGACGAGACTGCGCTTTCGGATTAGTGTTAAATCCCACCGCACGATCGTAGGATTTGAATTTATCCAAATACATTTGCTCCCTGGCTACTGTCTCATCCTTGCAGGTCAGCTCGATTACGTGAAAAGAAAATGCCTGAATCCCGTGTTTTACAAACGCTGCCTGCAAATAAGGGGTGTGGTGTTTCCCGAGAATCAGAGCGCTACGATGCTTACGGAAGCGATCACGCAATCCGCGCTTACCCGCTGCGCTCCCTAGATATAGCTTACCATTCGGTTTACAGAAAATTGCGTAAATGCCGCAGGATTCAGGCAGTGCGAGCTGCGACACCGCCGCGAGATCCATTGAGATTAACGCAGAGTCTATGAGTTCTTGTGTGTTCAAAATTTGCCAGTCTTCTCTACATCATTGGCAAAGTTTTTTCCTATTGCGAGTCTCGGGTATGGTGAAATATTCGAACTAAAATCGCTGTCCTCCCCTCGCATTGCCGACTCCGCCATGTTTTTTGCGACGTAGCTGCTGGTCAGTTTCGAGGCCCAGTCCGTTGACGCACTTCCCGCCGTCCGCAGACGATCCATGTCCGGCTCAAATCCCGGCGCATCATTTGCCACCGCGACTTTGTCATACCCGCGGGAAGCCAGATGCTCCGCCATCCTCGGGGTCAATTTGGTTCCGATGGTGTAATGGAGGGCCGGGGCCTGCAAATACCGACCGACGCCCTGGCCTGGATGCACACGCTCCGAATCGGCCGGCGGCACGTAGGAGGCCGCCAGCTTGTTGTAGGAGACGGTGTCATCGGGCAGGTAGTCGCCCAGGCCTTCCGCATCCGTAATGCGCACATGGTCCAATGCTCCGCGCGCCACCATCTCGGTGTGCTTCAAATCCGTCTTGATGCCGCTGTCATCGAGCAATTGCTTGAGACGGGTGGCGTAATAGCGGCGGCCCTCGCCCAATCCCCGCAGCCGGACAATGTCCCTGGGATCGACAATGCCCTCGCTCAAGGCGTCACCGGCCTCCAGCTTGTCGCCTGGCTTTACCAGCAGACCCAGGCCCTCGGGAATGTAGTGCTCATGGTCGCCCACGTAAGCGAACTTGCCTCCCTGCGGGGCATCCTTGATGGAATGCACGGTGCCTTCCAATTCGGACACGGGGGCTTTGTCGGGGAAGGCTTCGGGGCTTTGGACGAATGCATTGATGGCGTTCATTCCCGAGAACTCCCTCTTTTTACCGGCGACTCCTGCGGTGTTTTTCACAATCAATCCGTTCTCCAAAACGAACAGCTCGTCCGGATGATCCACTGTGATGTCCCAGCAATGGTGGTTGCCGATCTCAGTAATTGATTCGCGCTTGGCGCGGTAAAATAGCTCGGGATTCCGCAATTCGTAATTTGCATTCTCCAGTAGGTCTTTTGTCCTTGGGCCTTTGCACCCCGGAATTGGAGGCAGCATGCCTACCAGCTTCTGAATCTGATCTTGTCGTGTAATTGCAAATGCCCACGCATCATGTTTGTAGCTGCGAGTTCCCGCTTTTGCCGTGTTGGTGATTTCCGAAGTGTACACACAAAGACGAAGCTCCAACAGACGTCGCAAATCCTCTAACATCCCGCGACTCGTGGAGGCGAAGCTGATGAAAACATGGCCGGCTTTGTTTTTTCCAATGCTACCGTCCGTGGCAATAAATCCTGCGAGCAAAGCAGACACAGAGGCTTTATCCCAATACAAGGCCTGCACGGGCACCCGCTTCTCGTGGGCATACTTGTTCGCAATTCCCCACTCCAGCATCTTCACCTTCATTGGGTGCCGGGTAGCGGTCTTCACCATCTGCCCAGTCGTTGCGCTGCGGTCTCCCCACCCTTGAGTCGATGTGTGGACTATTGCGTAATCATGGCTGCGCTTTCTTTTCTTCAGTGCGAGTCCGGCAGTTGCCAGCGGGGTTTGCAAATCCGCAATGAGCATTGGATCCGCACACGAAAAGCGAATGGACGCATCCGCATGATTTTCAGAATCCCAGCGAATACCGTCGCCGAGCAGTGCTCCACACAGGACAGCCAATGGTTCGTGCGTTTCCAGTGCCGCATCAATCTTACATTCTACAGGCAGCACTGCCGCAATGTTTTTATGGGGATAACCCGCAGGAAGTTTGCAGGCTAAATAATTTTCCGGACATCCGAAGCCGTATTTTCCTGCATATTTTTTGCGCAGATACTCACCCGTCGTTTTCTTATTGCTCAGCACGATGTGCGTGTCCGTGCACTCCAAGGTCAGCCGGCGTTTTGTCTGCCCTTGCTTGTAGATATAGCGCTGAACCGGCTGAATGCCTTGATCCCATACGTATTTCACTTTCACTGGGAAAGTGGCGCCTGTGATATCAGAACCCAGGACCCATTCGCCGGCTTTGATCTCCTGAATCGGCTTCACGGACAAATCGGCCATTCGCACCATGGTGCCTTCCTTGAGGCAATGTTTCACGTTCAGCGCAGATTGGGTAATCGGCTCGCCAATTGAGTTTGCGGCGGTGATGCCTGCCGTACGTCCAATACCATACAGGTGCCCACCATCCATTCCGCCCACGCTTTCCGATGCGATACCCTCCGGAGAGTCATCAGTGATTGGGCTGTGGGCAATGACGTAGGGCACCTTCTTGCGGCGCAACTCCGCCAGCACCGGCGTTGTGATCATGGTGCCGGCGCTGAAGCCTCCTGCGGGCTTGGCGAGCACTCGGTATTTGAGGCTGGGATCTTCAATGTCCAGATCCACGCCATTGTCCGAGCCGGTGCTTTTCCTGGTGGTATTGAGCGTGGAAAGCAGGGACGACAGTTGCTTGGAGAAGTCACCGCCGACGGCCGTGGCTTTTTTCGTCGAAATAACGGCACTACGCGCCCCGTAGGTGCTGGCCAGGAATTCCGCCGGACGCAATCCCTCCGCATGCGAGTGCGTCGCGTACATCTCAATTGGCGTACCATTCCCATCCTGGAATATCCCTGGTGCCGAAATCATCGAGTTCAATTGCGGCGCCTTGCCTCGGGCTCCGCTCAATACCGAGTAGGCAATGTTGTTGCCGCGGCGCAGGCCCTCCCGCTGCGTCTCCCTGGTGACATGCTCATTGGTGTCCTGCCAGATCTTCATCCGCTTCGTGCGGAACTCGGCGTCGGTATTCGCGCCTTTCTTTGCTTGGGCAATTCGCGCCTCCATCCCTTTGAAGATGGAGTCCTTGTCGATGACAGGCTTGAGATCTTC